TGCACGCCGGAAGAGCTGCGCCAGGCCGTGAAGGACGCCGGCAGCAATTCCGTGGACAAGGTCCGCGCGATCCTGAAGAAGTAGGCCATGCCAGAGCCGCCGGACTTCATCAAGCCGCCGCTGGCCACGCTCGTGGACGGGCCGCCGCCCAGCGGCTACGCCTACGAACTCAAGTTCGACGGCTACCGCATGCTATGTCGCATCGATAAGTCCGGCGTGCGGTTCTTCAGCCGCGAGGCGAAGGACTGGACGCCGAAGCTCGCCGACTTGGTGCAGCGCATTGAGGCGCTGAAAATCACCGGTACCGGCTGGCTCGACGGCGAGATCGTGGTGATGGACGAGCGCGGCGTGAGCAGCTTCCAGCGCCTGCAGAACGCCATGGACAAGAGCGTCGCCAAGCAGGTGCAGTACGTGGCATTCGATATCCCGTACTGGAACGGGAAGGACCTGCGGGAGTTTCCATTCCTGGAGCGCGCAAAGGCACTCCAGGCGGTCCTGGCCGGAGTGCCGGAGAACGGCGCGATCATGCGCAGCACGGTCGCCGAGGTGGAATCCAGGGATCATGCCGTGTCGCTGCTCGCGCAGGCGTGCGAGCGGAAGCTGGAAGGCCTGATCGGCAAGCGTCTGGACGCGCCCTACCGCGCGGGGCGCACCGACACCTGGATCAAGCTCAAGTGCCGGCCCAGGCAGGAATTCGTCGTGGGCGGATGGACCAATCCGGGCGGATCGCGAAACGCCTTCGGCGCCCTGCTCGTTGGATTGCGAGAAGGCGACAGGCTGCGCTATTCGGGCCGCGTAGGCACTGGGTTCAGCGGAAGTACCCTCGACATGCTGATGAAGCGCCTGACGCCCCTGACTACCGAGGAAATGCCGTTCATCGAAAAGCCCGAGCTGTCGGACCGCTGGGGCGGCAATTCGAAGCCGACCATGCACTGGGTCAGGCCTGAGTTGGTTGTGGAGGTCGCGTACACGACGATTACAGACGGCGGCATCCTGCGGCAGGCGTCGTTCCAAGGCGTGCGCGAGGACAAGCCGGCGCGCAAGGTGACGGGCGAGCGATCTAAGAAAGTGCTTGACGGGTAGCACCAAAGGGGCTAATATTCGTCTTGTGGTAACGCACCGTGCGCTGCCCGACAACCCGAAAGGAAGCCGAAATGGAAGACCAAATGACCAACGCCCAACTTGCGAAGATCAACGCGGAAATCGCGAAGCTGATGGCCGAGACCATCAAGATCAACGCTGAAGCGCGCTGGTATCCCCTGGTGGTGGGCGCCACCCTCGCCGCCGCAGTGATGGGCCTCACCAAGCTGTTCCTCTAAAGGCAGCGGCCCCGCGAAAGCGGGGCTTTTTCCATATGAAGACCTTCCAGAACTACGTCGCGCCCAGCACGGCCGACCTCGCCGCGCTGAAAGACCAGCTCGGCTACACCGGCGCGCAGATGGCGGACCTTGCCAGCGTGGCGGGCTCCAACCAGTGGCGCAAGTACACCGGCGGGGCCGCGCCGCGCGAGATCAACCCGCACATGCTGTTTTTTATCGCCGCGCGGCTAGAGCTATCGGATGCAGACTTGGCGCGCATCCTGGCGCGCATGCGTGAGATCGGCGCTGATTTCCAGTTCGAAGAGCCAACTGCCATCAGCGAATAGATTTTTGCCGTCCGACTGGCTGGCCAGGCGGTCGACCGCTGTATGCCGTGGTTTCCACTAAATACGATCTACGCCGCCCTCCTAAAAAGCGGGAAGATAATCGCAATACAATGCCCCCCGCATTCGAACAATCCGGGAGGGGACATGCCATATCGCAATGCTGTGACCGCCGTGCTGATCGCGGCAATGCTCGCCGGCTGCGCCGCGAGAAGCAGCACCAAGCGCACGAAGGACAGCGCCCAGCTACCGCCCTACAGCGGCCCAGTTTGCTTCCTACCCACCCCGCTCCCCCTGGACGTCAAGGCGACCCCGATCGGCAAACTGGTTGGCTCCAAGCGCTGGTACGGCGGCACCACGGAAGTCCTGCAGGTGGCTGCCGATGAGGCGCGGCGATCTGGCGCCGACGTGGTGGCCAACGTGAAATCAGGCCATCGCATCGGTGCATTAGCATGGGCCCGGCCGGTGGCCACCGGCGACAGCTACCGCCTCGACGCGGGCGTCACTATCGATTGTGTGAAGCTGGGTGGCACACTGCGGTAACGACCAAGATCACTTCGCCGGCGGCTTCCAGCCGCAATGCTCTACGCCGGCTTCGTTGTTGCCCACGATGGTCTTGGCCGACGGGTCACCAAGCACGTCGGTCGGCAGCAGATACACGGGCTTGAACCACGTGCATGACCGGTCGATTATGCGGGTCTTGACCACAACCTCGGGTTCCAGTTTCTCGGGCTCGCCCCGCTGCGGCTGCGTCGAGCCGCAGCCCGCGAGAACGAAAGCCGCCAGGACGCTAACTGCGCGTACGCCATTTGTCGAGAGCATTCTGTACCCCCTGATGGGTCATTGCGGCCAGGTCCGAATCGATATCAGCACGGACGCCGGCCGCGTCAACGGCTGATTGAGCGACGTCGGCATTTGCCTTGGCTTCAGCCGCGCGATCGCGCTCAGCCTGCGCCTTCACTTCTGCGGCGGTTCTCTCGGCCTGCGCCTGCTTCACCTGCGCAGCCGCAGCGCGGTTGTCGCCGGACTTCACACCAAGCCAGGCAATCAGTCCGCCGATGGCCACGCCCAGCGCGGCGAGGATCTGCGCCCAGAAGGGCGCCAGCATTGCGATGAATGAAGCCATGACACCTCACACGTCTTGTGCGCCGTAGCGCAGGTTGTTGGCCATGCGTGCCATCCAGCCGCTGCCAAAATAGGAAAACGTCGACCGGGTCCGCATAAAGTCGATGCGCTGCGCCACATAGCGCATGATTTGGGACCCCTCCGGCATGGCCAGTGCGGCCGCGCGCGTGACCGGCCCCCATACGCCATCCGCCGGCACGCCCAGCGCCTGCTGCAGGCCCGAGATCGCCTGCTTGATCCCAGAGTTGATGGCGTAGTCCAGGCCCTGATAGGCGATGCCGTCATACAACTCGTCGGCGTGGATCTTTTGCCAGAAATCGCGCTCATAGATCGCGATGGCCTGGTCGCGCGTCAGATTCTTGATGTCGTGATCGGGGTAACTGCGCTTGCTGATACCCCATTTCGTCTCGCCGCCCGGATCCCGTGGGTCGTTCACATAGCCGCCTTCGTGACCCAGCACGCGCTCGATGGCGGTCCGGAAGTCAACCATCACCTAGATCCTCTTCCTTACGGCCGAGCAGGCGCGCTATCCAGCGGCGGATCAGACCGTAGATAAAGCCCTGGTTCGTGATGCGAGCCAGAACAGTCAGCGCGACGCCGATCGCTGGCCCGATCGCTTTCTCGCTGGTCGGGAAGTACTGCACCAGCAGGGGCATCAGATCGCTGGTCCAGCGGTCCGCCAATATCGGGAGCGCGATGAGGGCGCACAGCGTGGCCAGGCCAACCCAGACCGACCACCACCGTTTGACCTCGCTCCATTCGTCCGCCAGCAGCTTTCTCATTTCGCCCACCTTTGCGTGTCCGGCCGATTGGCCGCCATGTTCGTGATGATCTGGTCCTTCAGCTGGTCCATCTTCCCGATCACGTCCTTCACGTCTTGGCTGATGTTGCGCAGCGCGTCACGGGTATCGCTGCGCTGATCGACGAGCGCAGACTCGATCCGTGTCATACGCTGCTCCTGCTGCCGGTCGTGTTCTTCCAGCGTTTGGACGCGGCTAACCAGCGCATACCAAGCGATGATCGCCGCGCCCGCAACGGCCGCCAGCCAAACCACGAGGCTTTGCAGGCTGATAGTCGGGTCGAGCCAACGCGACCTGTGAGTGTGGGGTTCCTGCATGGTGGTCCTTTTGCTTAGGCAAAAAAAAGCCCGCCGTAGCGGGCGTACGACAACAAAGGCGTAGCGACTACTGCACCGATGCGGCGGCGATGAATAACTGGTCGATCATCTCGTCCGACAGACCTAACGCATGTGCAGCGTCGATAAGCGCGGGGCTGGAGCGCTCGACCGTCGGCGCTTCCTGCCAGGCCAGCTTGCCCATGTCGTCGTCCGGTAGTGCGGCAAAATGGTCGTTGACCTGCTGCAGCAGGTCCGCCGCCAGAAGAGCGGCGCGGGCCTGATAGCGTGTCGCCTGTTGCGGCACAAACAGCTTCGAGGGGGCGTGCGCCCCGTAGACCGCCATCACGGCATCGCGCTCGTGCTGGGAAACCTGGTCCGTGAAGTTGATCTCTCCATCGGCGGTCCACAGGAAAGGTAGACCCAACAGCCCCGCGGCCTCCAACTCGAACCCGAATGTCGGGCCGATTCTCTTCTGTTCGGTCATATGAGGACCTCCGCCCTAAGATGAAGTTGGAAAGTGCCGGTTCCGCCGCCCACGCGGATGCTTGCGCCGGGCTGGAAAAACCCGTCCTGATTCGCCGGAATGGCGAATGACTGCGCGAAGGCCTGGAACTGGTTCGCGACCGAGGGCTGCGCCGTGGATTCGATGGTCTGCGCCGCGCCCTGGTCGGTGATCACCGCGTAGGATGGCATCAGCGCTTGCGTGTTGGTCCCATTGCCCCACAGGCTCACATCGACGGACTCCCCTTTCCACGCCAGCACATTCCGCGCGGTGGCACTCACACCAGTTAAGGATGCAGTGGACGCGTTGCTTATCGTCGACGTGACGATCTGCTTGCGGCGGTTGAACCAGCTCGCAACCCCGCGCTCTGTCGTGCTGTCCAGCAGCTGATCTGCCCCATTGACTCGGAACATTCCGACCAGCAGGAAATCAGGGTTCCCGCTCGCAACCTCGCTGCCATCCGCATTTGTGACGTGCGCGGTCTGAAGTGCGAGAAGGTTGAGTACTCCATTGGTTACGCGGAGATAAACGAAATAGATCAGGCCGGCCGCCGCCTGCGAGAACTGTGCTTCGATGCCCGCCGCCGGAATGACATAGCCTTTTCCGTTGATGGTGATGCGCGAGCCACCGTATCGGATCAACTTGACGGATTTTGCAGCGGCGCCGAGCACCAGTCTGCATTCGGCGAATCGAAACACCGGCAGATACCGCGCCGCAGCGGTATCCCACTCCATCGGACCAGCATCCGACACATATATGGAGCCAATGTTCGAAGTGGGCAGGTTCGCGGCCGCGAATACCGGCAGCCCCCCCTCCACCTGCATCTGTTCGAAGTATCCCTGCGCCTGCTCTGCGCTCCCCGCGGCCGCGACTGCTGCCATCTGAGCATCGGTGCGCGCCTGCGCGGCGCCCGTTGCGGCCTGAGAGGCGCTTGAGGCGCTGCCTGCCGCCGCACTGGCGCTCGCCGCTGCCGCGGCGGCGCTGCTCGCGGTGTCGCTCTCCGTTTGGTTGAGTTCGACCTGGAGCGCGTTCGCCTGCTGCGCGAACAGCGGAAGCGCAGCCATGAATGCATCGGCACGCTCCGGAAAGTTGGCCGGATCGCTGCGACTAGGCGGATCGGGCAATGGACTGATGGCCATTATGTGAGTCCTTCGATTTCAAGGTTGCAGAAGTTGACCAAGGGGTAGGCGATATCGATGCTGAAATCACGGTAGAAGCCAAAAATCGTCAGCGGACCAAGCTCTTCCGATTCGGCGCCAATCCATACGCAGGGCGTCGCGCGAAGCCCTGACAGCAGGCGATACACGGCGTTGAACCGAGCCGCGTCGACCCACAGTCGTTGCGACATTCGGCGGGAGAAATTGCGCTTGCGAAATGTCGTCTTGCCGGTTTCGGACGTGTCCTTCCGGCTGTAGTCGATGATGCCGGCGCTTCCTCCATACTCGCCGTCGCCGATGAGGTACGCATTGCCAGGAATGAGCGCGCCGCACGCCACTTGAGCGTTTAGCGCAATGATCGACACCGCTAAGTGCAGGCTCCCGTAAGCCGGCAAGTCCGTCAACACCACTTCGGACAATGGCGCGAACGGTTCGAAGAAGTACTCGTACCAGTTGGTGACGATGGACGCCTCCAGCCGTCGCTCGGTGGTGTAGATCACCGGCCCGTTGAGCCCATCACGCCCCGTTACCTCGACCTTCGATCCTACCATCCCCAGCAAGGCCAGGCTGTTCACAAGCCCCGGCTTAACCACCACCGTCAGGGGACTGTCGCGCACGGTCTGCGTGCTCACCTGGTCGTCAAACATGGCCCATTTGTTCGTGGGGCCTGAAAGAGCCCAATAGAGCGGGTCCGTGCCCGGGGTGTGGCCAGTGTTGGGCGTCTGCACCGACTGGTAGATATTCGATTGATAGACGACATTCGCGCCCACGGGGTAGTTGGTTGCAGCGTTGTAGGTCGGATAGTCGTCCTCGGCCACATTCGAACTGACCAGTTGCGCCGGCCCAATCGCTACGGGCTTGATCACTTTCATGCTTGGACCTCCACGTGAAGCGGCTCATGTGCGTCGGTGCGTACCGGCATGCCCTCCATTTCGAAGCGCTCCAGCTGCCGCGTGGTTTTCGCCGTGTTGCTGGCCATGGCGCGAGCCTCGACGCGCAGCCCCTGGACCTCATCGCGCAGCGACTGCTGCTCCTGCAACAGCGCTCGCAGCGCCGCCAGCAGCTGCGTCTGATCGGAGCCACCGGCGAGGATGCTCTGCGTCTGCTGCGCATTGAAGATGCGCGACGGCCCGGTGACCTCCAGCTCAGGGCCGTTTTCACCGACGAGTCGCAATCCGCCCGCATGATCGCCACCGCTGGCAAACGCCGCCACCGGAGCGCCGGTCAGCGCATTCACTACCTGACGAAGCCCGTTCACCGTGGCGTCACGCGCCGCGTTGATCGCGTTCGTGAGGATCTGGTCGCCACTGAGGGCTGAGCTTTGCAGCGCAGCCAGTGTGGCGTCGATCTGGCCCAGGAGCCCCAGGCTTTCTTGCTCGTACCCCTTCGGCGCCACCGCGTCCATTCGCTTCGCGATTGCTTCTGCGCGCGCCAGGGTCGTTGCGATGAACGCCTGGTACTGAGTATCCGACGAGAAGGCATCGCCGGCGGCGGCCAGCAGCGGTTGGAGCATGCTGTTCAACTGGTCCGCATAGCCGGTTAGCGCATCGCCGTCCGAGCCAGCTGCCTTGGCGTACAGCTTAGCGAAGTCGCTCTGCATGACCGCGAACTGGTCTTCAGGATCAAGCTGGCTGACGCGGTAATCCTTCACCGTTTTGCGAAGCGCGGCCGCACCCTCAGACAAAGCGGACGCCAGCGCCTTCTGCGCCTCGTAGTACTTGACCGTCTGATTCCGCAAGTCGCTGAGCGTCGCCACCGACTTCGTCGCATTCAGCGCAAACTGCTGGAGCGAGTCGGTGTAGGCGAGCTGCTCGTTCCTGGCATTGCGAGCGGCCTCCGTAGCGGCTGCCTGCGCGCTGGCCGCGGCGCTGACCGATTGCGCGTACTGGTCGCGCAACCGCCCCACATCGACGGCCTGGGGGCCGCTGGCGAAGGTGTTCTGCGCTGATATAAATGCTGCGATCGCGTTGTCGTAAGCTTGCTGAGCAGCAGGAAGCTGCGCTTGAGCAATAGAGCGGGCCTGATCTAGCTCTTCCCAGTTGTCCTTTTTGTAGCCTACCGTCTTGGGCGCATATATGTCCCAATTCAGCTTTTGCAAGCGGGCGAGGGCATCATCCTTCGTCTTCTGCGCGGCATTCAGCGCGGCATAGTTGGCCTCGTACACCCTTTCCGTCGAGACGTATGCCTGTTCCGCGACATTGCGCTGGCCAACCGCCCCGGCCGATTGGGCCCCGGCCCAGTTCAGCGCTGCAGTCGCTTGAACGAGTCCCGCGTTGCTGGGCAGCGCCGTGCTGATCCCGGCGATGGCCTGCCGAATTGCTGCCGGAGACATAGGCGCCGGGTCCAGGATGTCACGCGCCGACTGCCGCACGGCCATCCGCTCATTGCCGATGGAGTCGAACAGCGACTTCATGCGGTCGGCCAGCTGCTGGAATGCAGCGTTGAGCGTAGCCACAAAGACATCGGCGTCGACATCTGCCAGTGCGTCGCCCATCGACTTAAAGTCGATGATGGTCCCACCAAGGCCTTGTTGCAGCAGGGCTATCTGATCGCCGAGATCGGCGCTTGCTTGCTGCGCACCAGAAAGCGATCCATCCAGATTTGCAGTGGAGCCTTGGAAGTCCAGCAGACCGGCATCCAGGTCGAGGAACAACCGCGAGATTTGCCCGGAAACAACTGATGTCTGCTGGAGCGTGTCCGCCAGCACAAGCGCGCTGAGCGCAGCAGCGTCCATGGCAGGCACGACGCCGCCGCGGCCCGTGTAGGCGGCCAGGATGCGCGCAGCCATCTCCTGCCCCTGCCGCGCCGTCGCTTCCACGACCGCGGCAAACTCAGGCGCCACGGTCAAGAGCGCGGCGTAAGCGGCCTGGCCAGCGTCTGAAGTGAGGTCCAGGGCGGACACCATGGCGCGGAATTCTTCCATGGTGTTGGGCAGGACGATGTTCAGCCCCTTGAGCTGGTCGTTCATGGACGCGAGGCTCAACTTGGCCCGCTCCGCCTCCGAGTAGTATTGCTGGTAATACTGCTGCGTGGCCTGGGTCATCGCATCGATGCCGCCGAATGCGTCCGCCAGCTTGGTGGCCGTCGCCGCCCCCGTGATCGACACGTCGAACAGCTTCAGGTCCAGCAGTTTCAGCGATTGGTTGACCGCCGTCAGGTTCGTGCCCAGGCGCGCCAGCGTTGCGGAGGCCGTCTCACCCTCCTTTGCGAAATCGGCAATGTTGGGGACCAGTGAGCGCACCAGGTTCTCGCCCACCGACGAGATAGCGTCCTCGATGAGTTTCTGGTTCGCCTCTTCGTCTTCGCCGAGCGTCACGCGGATCTGCTCGCTGTAGGTGTCCAGCGACTTAGCAGACACGCCTACGACTTGCGCCATGGCGGCCGCGTTCGCCTTCATCTGGTCGAAAGCGGTGCTCACCTGGTCAATGAACGAATCGTCGAGCGTACCGATCTGCGTGCCGCTCTTGTTGCTGCGAAACAGACCGCCCTTCTGCTTCCATGGCGTGCTGGTGTAGCCGCTGAAACCAAGGGAGCCGAAGTCTCCAACCAGCGAGGTGTCGCCATACTTCACCGAGCCCATGCCGAATAGGCGGGCGACGGTCGACGATCCGGATAGCATGGACGCCAACTCCCCACCCAGGCCGGCGCTCCGTAGAATTTTGTCCGTCCACACTGAAGGGCCGGTGACAGGGTTGTATTTGCCGAAGTCCGATAGCGTCCCGTTATCGGCATCCCAGCCCTGCTTATATAGCGACCGACTGGCCAACATGCCAGCGGCGATCCAGCCAACAACTGGGATTGCGCCGGCAAAGCTGGAGCCGAGCCCGGCGGCAGTGCTGCCGGCCGTGGTAGGGCCCGCTACGCCGGCGGCCAACGTCGCGCCCTGCCCCGTCATACCAAGCGCGAATTGCTGCGCGGCCGTTGAGCCAATGGCGCTGCCAATCGAAGAGATGCCCGAAGCCAGCGATGCAGTCAGGCCGCCGGTCAGCGCGCCGTATGCGTTGCGCACCAGCCCGAACGCATTGGTTGCGTTCAGGCCGACGCCGGCCAGGCCGGAAGCGCCCGACGATCCGGAACCAGCAAGCGAGCTAAGTGCGCTGGCTCCTGAAGCCAATGCGTTTGTTCCCGTCAGGCCCAACACGTTGGCGGCAATGTTGACCACGATCGGCTGCAGGAACGTCTTGTATATGACATCGGCAACCGTGGTCTTGAAAGTCGTCACGAGCGACGTCGTGAACGCCTTCCAGCCTTCCTTACCGTTGTTCAGCATGCCGGCAAAGCCCTGACGGAACACGTCACCATACTGGTCGACCGCCTTTTCCCAATCCCGTACGAAATCGGCGTTGGCTTTCTTCTGTGCGTCCTTCACGTCCTTGGCACGCACAGCCGTCACCAAGCGCTCCCGCGCATCGATCTCCTGGTTGATCAGGTCGATCTCTTCCTGTGCCCCGTCGAAGCCCTGCAGGGCCGCCTTGCGCTCTTCAAGGCGCGCGATGGTCAGTTGCTCCAGCGCCGCCTTGCTCAGACCGTAGGTGGCAACCTGGTCCTCCGTGGCCTGGGCTTCCTGCGTGATCTTCGCGATGCCGTCGCGCACGCCATCGAGGTACTTTTCGCGCGACTCAAGGAACGCCTTGGTTTCGGTGTTCGCACGGACCAGCGCGCCGGCCTCCGCGGCGAGCGCCTGCGTGTGCTCCAGGCTGGCACGGACTCGCCCCTTGAGGTTGCCCTGCAGAAGCTCACCGATCTCAGCGGCACGGCGCTCGAACTCGTTCAGCTTGCTCGTTTGCAGGCCGCGCTCCGCCAGATCGGTGGACAGCGCCTTTTCCTCACCGATGCGCGCGGTCAGCCGGGCGGCCTCCGTGTCGGCGCCGGTCGGCCCGGTGGCCTTGTCCTCGAATTTCTTGTTGATGGCGTCGAGCGCCGTCCGGTGGGCCTCGTAGACCTGCTGGTACTCCTGCGTCCCTTCGCGTAGGCCTTCGATGGCCTTCTGGAATGCCTGCTGCTCCTGCTGGATCGCCTTCACGCGCTGTTGCGAAGGCGAGTTGCGGCTGTCGCTGTCCAGGTAGCCGGCACGGAAGCTCGCGCGGGACAGTTCCTCCTGCTGAGACTTGCCAGCGGCTGCCGCCGATGCCTCGGCGTAATACTGCCGCTCCAGACGATCCTGTTCCGCTTGAGCCGCAGCGAGCTGCGCCGCAAGTTGCCCCGTAGGCCGACCCCGAGACGACTGTGCCAACAGCTTGTCGCCGAGGTTCTGCACGACGCCCGCCTGCGCGGATATGCGGTCCTCCAGCGATGCTGGCCGGCCGATATCGAGCATCGCGTCCCAGGCACCCTTCGCAACACCCTTCACGCGGTCCCAGGCGCGCTCCAGCACACCGAGGTTCTGCTCAAGCTTTGGCGCGCGGTCATTCAGCGCGTCGGCGTATGCCTTCTGCGCCACGGCCGCGGCCTGAGCGGTCTGCCCCTGGCGCTCCAGCGAGCGGATTTGCTCGTAGGTGCTGGCCGTCAGGAAGTTCATGCCTTCGTTGAGCTTGAGCACTGCGTCGAGTGGGTCTTTGCCCAGCTCGAGGAACGCCTTGACGGTGTCCTCCGCGGCGGTGCCAGTGACCTTCTCCCAGCGGATCGCTGCCTGGGCGAACTGCTCCATGTTCTCGGCGCCCACCTTGGTGCTACGCGCGAACAAATCCAGGACAGCCGCGGCCTGGCCCTGCGTGCCGACCACGTCGGCAATGCGGCGCGCCATCTGCTGCAGGTCGCCAGTCGTTTTGCCGGCCAGAGCGCCCGTCTCGATGAAGGTCCGATTGAACTGCTCGGCCTCACTTGCGCCTTGGGAGTAGGCAACGGCCAGCGCAACCGCAGCGCCGGCGGCCAGGGTGAGCGGGTTGACCATGCCCGCGATATAGCCAGTCAGCGCGCGCGCGGTGGGCGCTATGCCGCCGAACAGATCTTTCAGCTGTCCACCCTGTTGTAGCAGCACCGTCAAAGGGCGCTGCCCGCCCTGCAGGGACACCGCAATGTCGGTGAACTGCGCCGGCAGTCCCCGCGTGGCTGCCAACAGCGCTTTCGCCGATAGGCCGGCCTGGCCTTGTGCCGCGCCAACCGCGTGCAACTGATCCAGGTAGGGCTTCAGCTGGTTCGGATCAACGCCACGCTGCTTTGCAATCGCCTGGAAGTACTCCGCAGTCCCCTTGGCCCCGGCCTGCGTCAAGGCAATCTGACGTTCAATCTGGCTGATAAGGCTCTGCGTCGAGCGCTCCATCTTCCGGGTGGCTTGGCCGCCATCAGTGGCGGCCTTCGTCAAGCTTTGTGACGCACCGCGGCCGAGATCCTCGATCGACTTTTTCGCCCTCCCGGTCTGCTGCGTCACTTCGGCCATGGTGGCGCTCAGGCCCGATGCGTCGCCAGTGACTGCAACGACGCCTTCCGCGATGACTTGAGACATGACAGGCTTCCAGTAAAAACGCCCGGCAAAGCGGGCTACTTCTTGGCCATCTCATCCAGGGCCGCGTTTTCCATGATCCGGATTTCTTCCTCCAGATCCTCGTAGCGTTCGGGGGACAACCCCATGCGATCCATCTTGTGGAAGAGCACGCCGTAATCGAGCCCCGTGGCGCCGGCCAGGCCCACGCGCCACTGCGTGCGCATGGCCAAGAACAAGGAGAGTGCCTCCTCGTGCCCGGGCCAGACCTCAATGGGCGGCCCAGCCACGTCGTCCAGCGTCAAGCCGAAGGCTGCCAGCTCGTTCGGGTCGGGGCCCCTGGCGTAGAGCGCCGCGCCCAGGGCCGTCAGTTTCCCACTCGGGCCTTGATCAGTTCGTCCACGTAGGCCGAGAAGATCGCCCGCGCGGCACCGACGTAGCTGTCGACCAGCTTCCCGACGTGCTCTTGATCGAAGGGCTCCTGCAGCTCCCAGCCGCTGGCCACGTCCATCACCAGGGCCACGTCGTCGTCCTGGTCCTTCGCGCGCTCCATGAAGTCCTTGAACTCGGCCTTGCTCCGATGCTTGAACGTGATTTCGACTTCAGCGAAGCCAGCGCCCGGAATGGGCATTTGCACCTTGTGCTTGAAGGTGGGCTGCGGAATGAGCGTGAACTTGATTTTGCCGGCCATGTATCGGTCCTTTGGGTGCTAGCGCGTGGGGAAAGGTGGATTGGCCGCGCCAGCGCAAAAGCGGCGCGGTCCGTGAGGGCTTGCTTAGGCCTGCGGCGCCGCGTAGCGCACGGGGCGCGACAGCAGCGAAAACGTGGCCTGCACCGCCATCACCTGGCCCTTCGTCATGGTTGGGGTCTCATTGAACGACACGTAGCCGTTGTAGAGAATGACCGAGCCGTTGGGGAACGTGATGCGCAGCGCGCGGACGTCGCGCTTCTCCGCGGCCACCTGCAGCGCCTTGTAGCCCGGCAGTGTCGGGTCATCGGCGATGGTCAGCGTGAACGACTGAGCGCTGGCTTGGGTGGGGATCTGCGATTCGAAATCGTTCTCCAGAAAGCTGAAGGTCGCGAACTGCATGTCACCGCCCGAGGTCGACGTGTCCGTGACCTGCGAGATCTGCGTCCAAGCGGTGACTTCGCGCAGCGATCCGACGCCGGTACCGCCGGGGTAGATGGTCTGCGACGTGGTATCGGTCCCTTCGAGCGAGAATGCGCTCGTGGTCGAATCGTCGATACGGAAGATGCGGTCGTTCAGCTTCTGCCAGCCGGACTTCACTTCGATCAGTGCGCCATCGCTCAAGCCGTGCGCGGCACTGGTTGCCACAGCGGGCGCGGCGTTCGTCAGCGCGGTGATGTTCTTGACGGCGCCGTAGGCAGTAGCGAGCGCCAGGATGACGCCATTGGGAAGAGATACAGACATGGGATTTGCTCCGATCAAGGGACGAAAAAAACCCACCGGTGGTGGGCTGGGTGGTTGTACCCCATGGAGGGCAGCGCGCCTGGCTTCCCAGGCGTTAAATCGGCTCGAGGATCTCGCTTTCTATCTCGAGGGTGATGGAAGTGGCAGCGATGTCGGTGGCGCTGCCCAGACCCAATGTCCGATTCGAGGCGCGAGCCGTAAAGAAATGATCCCCCAGGCCGCGCAAAAAGATGCGGAAGGAGTAAGGAACGTCCTGGTCGATGGCCTCGCGCAGCAGCGCCTGGCCCGCGTCATCAAGGCGGTACAGGTCCAGCTGCAGCGACTGCGGCGCACGCGCCACCCGACGCTGCCTCGGCACGCCGCCAGCGAGCGGCGCGAACGTGGCTGTTTGGTATTGCTTCACCAGCGAGCCGATAACCCGGACGCCTCGCACCTGCGTGAACGCTAGCGCCTGATACGCCTCAAGCGTGAAGGAGGCCGGCGGCGTGGAGGACACATGCACAGTGGCCAGGACGAGAGCGGCGGGAGCGATCACTGGGGCGAGTACCAGATGCTGAAGTCCTGCTGTGCACCGAAAAAACCATCCTCATTCCGGGCGACGTCTGCGCCTAGGGGCACCGCCAGCGCGGGCGCAGCGCACAACGCGGCTTTAACCTGGCGCATCATTGCCGAGGCCTCGGTGCGTTTGCGGGCCCATACCTGTACCTGTACACGGGCGTTTTCCTTATCGGGCAGAGTCCCATCAGCGAACACCGGATCAATGCCACCCACCTTCTGGTAGATCACGAAAGGCAGCAGCGTATTAGCCGGCGCCGTGTCCGGAAACACGCGCGACCCGACCAGCGTCCCAAGCACTTCAGCCATGAGAACTTCAAGCATTCTGGATTTCCTGAATCTTCTCAGCCAGCCGGCGACGGCCAGCTTCTACTGCGGCGGCCAGCTTCGCATCGACGGATACCCGTAGATAGGGCTGCGCGGGCACGTAGACCGGCACCTTTAGCGGCTGGCTCTTGATCGTCACCCATTCGCCTGACGCCAGCTTGATGACCGCGTGACGGCGCCAGTAACCGTGTTCCACCACCCACCAATGAGGCGCCTTGCGCTTATTTACGCCGACCAAGTAGGTCTTGATGTCCGGTCCAGATTCTTTCTCGTCAAACCAGCGGTAGATGGCCGACTGCAGAGTGCCCATCTTCAACGGCACACGCGCGCGCATTTCGTCGTACAGCACAAGCGCCATAGCGTGGGCGGCGGGCCTGATCGCCTCGCTTTTGATACGCTCGCAGAACTCGCCCACCCGGGCGGCAATATCGCCCTCGAAGGCAAAGGACACGCTGTTGGCGGCGTACCTACGCGGCTGCGTCATCGCCCACCTCACGCGGGGAGAGCAGACGGCACACGAGATCGACGTACTCGCGCCTCACCTCATCCGGTAGCGCTGCCTCGACCAAGTAATGATCGTCGCCGTGCACCATCCGCATATCCATGACGACGTCACGCCGGTACCGCAGGCGAATGCTTGCGCGCACCATAGGCGTATCTGCGCCCGCCATTACTGCCTTCAAGCCAGATGTATGCCGAATGGAGGCCCAAACCGGGTTTCCGACGTTTTCCCAAATGTCGACCGGCTGGCCTAAGCCGTCGCGCTCAGCGCGGCGCTGTATCTGGACCCGCCGATTCAGTTGCCCGGCCCTCATGGTCCCATCATCCTGCGATAAGGCCGTAGCAAGTCCTTCACGCCCAACGGTAGCTCCGTTGCCGTCACTCCGACCACCACTCCTTCGGGATTTGCCCAGAAGTGGCCGAGAGTTAAACGTACCGCAGCGAGGACGCTGCCGTTGGCGACCAAGCCGCTAAGGGTACGTTGCGCCTCGATGTCGAAGTCATCCCGTCGCTGGATGGCCACCTTAATCGCCATGCAACGACCTGCGTCGTCTTCGATAGTCTTCGCTTCAGCGATCGCCGCATCATAGGCCGACTTGGCCTCCGACGCCCTACTGGGTAGGGCGTCAAGGGCGCTGTCGAGCTCGGCGGCGCTTTCGAACAATCGCCTATTGAGGTACGCAGCGCAGGCGTCTTCGGCAGAGCTGAGCAGACTAGCCAGGTCGGCGTCCGAGTCTTCGTCGCACACCCGACACTGCGTGCGGCACTGTTCAAGGGTCAGCAGCGGCACGATCAGACCTTGTTGGCGTCGCCCTTGTCATCGCCGCCAGCGGTGCCGTCGTTACCGCCGTCCGCCTTCGCACCACCCTTGCCGATGACACCCAGCGACTTCGCCGCGGACTCGAGCTCCGGCGGACAATCGTCGCCCACCTTGAACTGCGTCGGATAGATATCGCCCTTCTTGACGCCCCGGAATGCTTTCGTGAACTTCGCCATTTCGGCTCCAAAAGAGATGGGGCGACCATCGGTCGCCCCGATTTGCGGCTGCCAGATTGCGACCAGCGCCGCGGCTTACGCGTCAGCTGCCACCACCATCGCCCGCATCGGTTCGGGGTTCTGCACGCCACCGCCCACGCGCTTGGTGGTGTAGAACGACACATAGGGCTTGTTGGTATACGGATCGCGCAACACCCGCACGCCGATACGGTCGAGGATCAGGTACGTCCGCTTGAAGTCGCCGAACAGGATCGGCACCGCATTCGCGGCAACGTCCGGCATGTCGGGGACTTCCGTCACGGGGAATCCGGCCACCGTGGCCGGCTGCCCCGCGACGAAGGACGGCTGCCACAGGTAGTTGCCCTGGCCGTCCTTCAGCTTGCGCACGGCGCCTTGCGTCTTGCGGTTCATCGCGAAGCGCGCATTGCCGGTGAAGGCCGACGGCAGGTCATAGATGATGTCGATGATGCTGTCGGACGTGATCGCCGCGGCGGCACCGGAGTTCACCGTGGTGATCGCGCCGAACGGATGTTTGACCGCGTTGGCGCCGCCCGTCACATAGGTCAGGATGCCGAACGGCTTGTTCGTGCCGTCGCCGGCCACGAAGGCACCCCCTTCCTGCTTGGAGAACTCGGTCTGGACTTCGCCAGCGAGCCAGGCCTCCAGATCGATGGCGGCATCGTCCAGGATTTGCTGGGTGGCGGCCGGATTCGCGTAGATTTCACCCCAGCCGAAGCCCAGGGAGGCGAAGGTGCCGGTGTTGGTGTTGGGCCGCGCGGTCGTTTCACCCACCCAGCCGGAGGCCGTGCCGCCCATGTTGAAGAGCTTGCTGAAGCCGGCGCCCGTGACGGGCTGAACCTGGGCCAATTGGCGCATCGGGGACACTTCGACCAGCTTGTCGGTGATCGTGCGGTCCCATTCGACCGGGGCCAGATAGCCGCCCTGGTCGTTGGCGCCCTTGTTTAGGGCCGCCTGCACATCGCCCTTTTTGAAGTGCGCCATGAAGGCCTCGGAGTACTCACGATCCTTCACCCGGCGGCCGTCGCCGGCGCCCATTTCCCCCGCGGCGATCTTGGTGTTCGCCTCGTCGACCGCAGCCTGCAGGCGCGCGATATCGGCGTTGATGTTCTCGACCTTCAGGGCGTGGAGCGCGTCGTGAGTGCCCTTCTTCACTTCGTCGAGCTGTTTGCCGTGCTCTTCTTTGAAGTCAGCGAATGCCTTGTTCAACTGCTCGATGAGCACTTTCACATCGCCCGGACCTTCGGCGCGAACAGACATGATGCCACGGGGCACGAAGCCGCTGGCAGGCATGAAGAAGGCCGCGAGTGCGGCCAGAATGGACTTGCTTTGCATGGTTCTAACCTCGCAGGGTGTTGAGAGTGTTTCGCAGCAGGGCTGCAACGTCTTCGCCAGCGCCCGGCGTGGCGGAACCGGCAGCGCTCGGCGTACCGGGGTCGGCAGCGCTAGGCTTGCCGGAAAACAGGGCTTTGAATGCGTCGCGACGGGACGAGCGGCTATGGCCGGCGCGCGCCATGGAGGCCTCGATCGACGCCATCGCGCGCCGGTATTCGGTGCTGGCCTGGGTGGTCTGTGCGGTTTCGCGGAAGTCCAACAGACCGGTCGCGAAGCCGTCCTCGACGGCCCGTTGCGCGCCGATCCAGGTTTCCTTGTCCATCAGCGCGGCCGCCTCGGACTTCGTGATGCCTGCCCGGCTCGCGTAGACGCTCGCCATGGCGTCGTCGAACGGAGCCAACATCGCCGCGGCATCCGCCAGGTCGTGGCGGTTGCCAATAGCGACGGCCCAGGCGTTATGGATCATGAGGAACGACCCTTCGCCCATCAGGATTTCGTCGCCGGCCATCGCGATGACCGAAGCCGCCGACGCGGCCAGCCCCATGACCTTCACCGTTACCTTCGCCTTATGCTGACGCAGGGTGTTGTAGATCGCGACGCCCTCGAAGAAGTTGCCGCCGGGCGAATTGACGTTCACCGTCACGTCCCGATCCCCCATCGCACGCAGCGCGGCACTGATACGCTTGACCGTGACGCCGGAGCCGTCCCAGGCCTCGCCGATGGCGTCGTAGATGGAGATCGTCGCGTCATCATCGTCCGCGGCCGCCCGCACTTGGGGCTGCCAGCGCTCCAGCGCGTCGGGGCGCAGGTCGAAATCGGCCGCGCCCAGCCGGAAATCAGCCCTGATTTCGGGCAGTTGCAGCAGGCTCATTGGTCGGTCCTTTCTGGGTCATGGGGTTGCGCAACTTGTCCGCCTCCGGGTCGTTGGATCGCGGATAGTCCTGGAGCTCGCGCACTTCGTTCTGGGTGTTCCAGGGGGCCTGGCCGCCTGCGCCAAGGGCCTTGGCGAAGTAGTCTGCCTGGTCTTTTAGGGTGCCGCGCAGAAGCGCCCGCTCGTTGAACTTGGCTGTCAGGTAATCCAGCTCGCTCTCTTCCAGCAGCACCCGCATGACCGCCTGTTCCCAGGCGGTGAACCAATACTGCAGGCCGTACTGCACGAAAAAGATGCCGAGTTGCTCGATCCCGGACCCCCAACTGGTGTCGTCCATCATCAAGAGCGGCCGCGGCACGCCAAACGCTCGGGCAACCTCCTCGATCTGGGCGTTGCGGTTCTCGATGTGCTGCGCCTGGGCGGACGTCGTAGCGAACTTATTTGCTTTGGCGCCCTCCTCCAGGAGCATCCAGCGCTCGGCGTTCTCCGCGCCGGCGTAGTCCTCGTCCAGGGAGTGGCGCATACGGGTGTACGCCTGATCGGACAATGCCTTGGGGACCTCTACGGCGCCACCGGCCATATTGCCGGTGCGAAACACGCGCCCGGCGGCTCTCTCCGCGTCCTGGGCCAGCTGTATGGCATCCCGCGCCAAGCGCATCCGCGAGATGCCTTCCACGCCGTCCATGGACAGATCCCGGAGATGGAATATGTCGCGAGTCCCCAGCGTGATCGTGCCGCCATCCGGCCGGATGTACTGGTACTGCATCTTCCACCCTGCAGTTAGGGTCGGTTCAACCGTCCCCCGCTCCAGCGGAATCATCGCTATGGGCCTTCCCGCCGACCAAATCACGCGTGCATAGGCGTTGCCCTCGGCGAGCGCATGCAACTGCATTTGTGACTTGAACTCGAAGGGCGTCTGCCAGCCGTTGGGCTTGAGTTTCAGCAGCCGGTAACCAGGGTGTTCCTTGGCCAGCGCCTTGCTGTCGTCGTTGTGCAACAGGTTCAGCGGAAGCATGCCGATCGACGTAGAGATCAGCGACACGCACCGAAGCGCCGCCATGTTGCGCAGCTCGTGCATGCGCCGCCCATAGTCGCCGCTTCGGACGTACTCCAGGAGCGCGGGATCATCCAGGCTCTTGAAGACCTCGCCGCCTGTCTGCTGCGCCAGAACCGACGGGCGCGCCTCGGCCTCCGGCGAGTTTGCTCGCCGGAATCGGTCAAAAAGTCCCATTGGTTCCCTTAGATGAAGCGTATGCCGCGCGTCTCGTAAACCGAGCTGCCGACCGCCTCCGGATTCAGCGCCATCAGGTGCGCCGCGTTCAAAAGTGCCATCAGCGGGTCGATCTTGGCCGTCCCGCTGGCTTGCTTTGTGATCAGAATCGAGTTGGCGCGGGGCTCGATGCGCGCATTGCTTACGCACCAGGCCATCATTGGCCGGCCGCCATGATCGAAAGCGCCCTCAGCAAGCTTGCGTTCGACGGTCTTTATCGTGCCGCCAAGCCGCCAGCCCTGCGAAATCCCCACCAACATCGTTTCCGTGACGCCAGCCATGGCCAGCGCTTCCTCGAAATTGACCCCGCTGGGGTCGGCTCCAACCGCGTTTTTCTCCGGCAACAACCCGGTTTCGACGATCCGCTCAGCGATCGCGCCCAGCTCCTCGACGTCCTCGCCGATCTGGCGCACCAGCACCAAGTCACCATCGCGCTCGAAGTCCCTCAGTCGCGGCGCGATTTCCATTCGACGCTGCAGCACGGACGGATGCGCCCACGCCCGACCCCAATGCAGCCAACGCCCGGTCACCCGCTCGCGTCCGATGACGGCCACGCCCAGCAGATCATCCAGGCCGCCGCCGTCGATCCCTAGCGTCACAACTTCCGACCGCTCCAGCAGCGCATCCAGCGTCAGCGCGCGATCGCCCTGCGCCTCCCAGTGATCAGCGCCCGCCCACCGGTCGGAACGCAGGTTCAGCCCGATTTCGACGTTCAGGTGTTTGGCCAGGAACTGCTGGAAGGACCCGTCCTGCTTCGCCTGGTTCTTGCGCAGCTGGTCTTCCAGCCATTCCCGGCTGACGGATCGACCGAGATTCGGATTGGTGATGTGGAAGTTCTCCGGGTCCATATAGGCCTTGGACGCCACCATATCCTCTGGAAACTCGTACAGCACACCAAGCGACTTCGGATCGACGATTTTTCCGTCGCGCACGTCGCGGTAGTAGTCCAGCTTTTCCTTGAAGACCCCGGCTGGCGGATCGTCGCTCTGCGTCGACAGGTAGATCACCCATCCCTCATTGCGCGACACCTGCCCACCGGTGGCTTCCATGAACATCGCTGCAGCATTGGCCCGCTTGCCAAACACCCAGTGCTCGTCCACCAAGATCCGGCCAGACTTCTTTCCGGACACCGTATCAGTATCGGCTGCCACAACCTTCAGGCTGGCGCGCGTCACCCGATGCGTGATTGTCCGGTAGTGGTCTTGGACGTGGAAGATCTCGCTCAGCTCCTCGTCTGCCCGTACCATGCCGGCCGCTGGCTTGAAGCTGTTGTCCGCCACTTCCTTGGTCGGGGCCAGAATCAGATGCTCCTCTTCCTCGCGCCAGCACAGCAGCACCGCGGTCAGCATGATCCCCGCCGCGATGGTCGATTTGGTGTTCTTCTTGCTGATGAGGAGGAAGAATTCCCGAATCAGCTGGTTTCCCGTCTCCGCGTCATAGGCGCCGAAGATAGCCCTGACGAAGTCGAACACCCATTGTTCGCTGCACTCGCCGAAGGTCGGCTTGCCGGGCAAGTCCACCACCCGCAGTTCCTTGAATATCGCAAGGGCCGCGTCCGCCTGGTCGGCGAAGATCGGAGGCGGGATGATGGACTGGCCCGCGCGCAGCCGATCCGCCCAGTCTGGGCAGGCCGTACTCCATTCCATGGTCACTTACCGCCGACGACACGCAGCGCCGGAGGCGCAGGCGGCGCAAACCGGCCGGAGGCCTTCCTCGCCGCTTCATTCTTGGCTTCCTTCTTGCCGGGCTCCGCTACCTTTCCGTGCACGTACGGCATGAGCGCCTTCGCGGCGTCCGCGCGCACTTTCATCTCCGTCGCCGGGTCATTCATAACCGCCACCAGGAACGCCTTCGGGTCCTTGGTCAATAGCGCCGGCGAATCGCTCAGATTCGGCGGTTTCTTCGGACGGCCAGCCCCCGGCCGGGCCCCACCGCTTCGGCCTGGTTTGCCTGCCATTTGAATACCGTTTGAATAGGGAAAATTTTCTCTGCGTGAGGGAACTGGCGGTTTCCGGGACCGAATCGGCCCAGACTTTCGACCGCCCCCCCCAAGTCTGTCACCGTCGCCTCGGGCCGCCCGGCGGCCGCCGCTCATCGGCCGTCTTCGCCGCGTGGCAGCCCTGCTTCCTACCGCGCTCGTCCCGCCAGGCACACAGCACCTGGCAGTTCGCATCCGTGTCCGGGCCGCCTTGGTCCAGCCGCACCACGTGATCCACCTCAAACCCGACAGCGGATCTGCCATCCAGCGACACCAGCTGACCGCAGCAAGCGCAGTAGGGATTGGCCTGCCACAGCCGGAGGCGACGGGCCTGCAACTGGCGGCCCGCCGTTCGTTGCTCGCTGGGTGTGGGTGCCAACTGGCGGGTACGGCCAACCGCGGCCATCCTGGGTTTCAGCGTCCGTAGCATCGAAACCAGCCGTGGCCAGGGCGATGATCCAGCCCGTACATGTCCACCCGCTCCCGGCATACCTGCCAAGCGCTTCGGCCGTCCGCAGCTTGCGCGGACATCGGCGTGCAGCCTATGCCTTCCACCCGATCGGACAGCACCATTCGGCCGTCCTCATGTCGGCAGAGATAGAACTGTTCCATGTCTGTGCGCCAAAACGAACGCCCCGCCGAGCTGGACTCAGGCGGGGCGCTAGGTGCCGCTGCCGCGGCGGAGGGGATTGTTGCGTTTTATCTCTGCCTTGCTTTGGCTTGGATACATTTTCGACTTCGGACTACGCTACCTCCGCCAAACGATGGAGGAGAAGACCAATGGCGCAATATAAGTACCCACAAATTCTCACTCAGAATCAACACCAAGCATTCGACCAGCTCCACGGACCAGGTCAAGTTGTGCCCTTTTCTGGAATTTATCGATGCGCTGGATGCGCGAAAGAAATCGCCGCTAATCAGCGAGATCCCTTCCCGCCACAAAATCATCACCAGCACAATCAAACGCAGGGGACAATCCGCTGGCAGTTGATCATCGCAACCAGTTGAGAAACCAAAAAGCCCGCGGCTCTCGCCAGCGGGCTTCCGTTTTTCAGTCATGGGCTTGCGCTTCAGCCCGATCGCGGAGCCGAAGCTCTTGGCGGGTCAAATCGCCGAAATACTTGCGAGCATTGCCGCACATCCAGCACGAGCAAGGTTTCGGCGTATCGACCGCACGGCCCACCAATTCTGCCGGCAGCTTCCTTCCCCACCACACCTGACGCTTCTTCTTGAGTCGAGCTATCTCGGCCCGTCGCTGAGCTATCCCAACCATCGCACACTCCTTCAAACCCTAGAGGTGCGAAAGCCCGCTCAACCTTTCGATTGGCGGGCTACGTTTCTTCAGGGCGAGCGAACCCGCCTTGGGTGCGATTATGAGGCAACCAATCCCGTCGCGCAATACCCTCACGCCGCAATCTTCACCAGCTCACGCCGGCGCAACAGCGGCAAGATCTGCAGCTTCGCTTCCTGATACCGACGATGCTGCTCCTCCGCCGAACAGCGCGGATTGCGGTAGACCTCCACGCCAGCCGCGCGGTTAGCCGTACGCAGGCCCACCGCGGCACGCAGATCCACCGGCAGGGCCGCCAGGCACGCTTCTACCTGTTCGGCGATCAGCCGATTCAAGCGCGCCTCACGGTCTTCATCGTCGTCGTGGACGTCACTGCTATCCGCGTACTGGAACCCAGGCGACACGCGGCTGTATCCCAACTGCTCGCGGTGTGCCTTGGCCCAGTAATACCAGGTCAGTAGCAATTCTTCGATCTGTTCGCTCTCGTCCCTTGTCATCACGATCACCCCTTTTCTCCAAAGTGCCCCGAAGGGGTCTTGCTTGATCGGTCCCAGGCGCCGGGATCTCATCCCTTCCATTCGCTCATACACCTTCGCCGGATCACCCATCTGCCACCGCATCAGGGAGCTCACGACACGCCCGCCATCGCGTCGAAAGCCTCGGTAGGCTCTGGGATACCCAGATAGCTCAAAATCGCTTCCTTGGCCGGCTGGAAGCCTCGGCAGACCTCCACGCGGTATCCGTTGTCCGCCAGATTCGCGTGCCAGCGCTTCTGGTCATCGCTCACCACGCCGCCCGTCGGCGGTTTCATCTCGATCCACAAGCCGTGGTGGGCTTGGGAGGGAACCGGCAAGAAGAGATCCGGCACGCCACGCTTCACACCCAGCAGCTTCATCAGCGCGCCTTGCGTCGGATGCCGATGCCCACCATTGGGCACGTGGAACAACAGACCCAGCGCCGGGATCTGCTGGCGGTTCCTGAGCGACCACTGGATCAGCGCCACCTGTTCGGCGGCTTCGGGATCAAGTTCGTTTCGCTTGCCTGCCACTGCCTCTCTCCTCGTCGAACCCGGTTCGACGAAATTGACGATTTAAGAATTGCGTAAGGTGATTTCGTCGAACTGTCAGCATTTCGTCAAAGGGTCTTCGACGACGTAGACCCGCATAAACAAAGGCTCTTCTCCAAAAAAGTCTAATAAACACACATATGTTTGTGTATTACCTTTTTAGGGTTATCCCAGGGAGACACACGGACGCTGTCGCGATTCGACGAAATCCCGTCAAACCCGCATGAATGCTTGTTCTACGTCGTCGAAGCCTGTTCGACGAATTCGACGATTTCACGGTGAATCCCCGGGGGAGATACTGTCGGCGTCGACGCTGACAGCAACGTAGGCCTGGCGCTTTCTGCCGGCCATGCTAGCCATCTCGACAAAGGCGATGTCGCCCAGGAACTGCAGGCTCGACAGCACGTTCTCCTGGCCGCGGCGGTCCACCTGGCTAAAGCGCCGGCTCTTGCGCGCCAACTCGCGCACGGTGAGTCCCTGTTCGCCGGCGGCCAGGATCAGCGCATAGACCTGCTTCTTCAGGGCATCGAATTCGCTATCGGACACGCAGGTACGCAGGCGCTCGGCTGTGCGGCGGGCGAAATGGCGGGCGTAGTCAATCGCCCACCGCGCGTGGTCGTCCGTGACGCTGGATGCTCGGCAGCCGACCGCCACGACCAGGGCAAGACGCATGGCGATCTCGCGCGTCCGACCGAACATTTCGGCCATGCCGGCGTCTTCGTACGCGTCCATGTCGGCCAGGCACTCGGTTTCGAAGGCATCGAAGAGCCGCTGGGCTGCCGCGGTGATTCCCACGACCTGGGCGATGGGCTCCAAGCTGGCGTTGGTGTCAGGGCTCACCAGCTGAGTGCCGGGCATGGACCGGACCTCTGCCGCCCACTCGCGGATGGACTGGGGTAGGTCCGTAAGTTCGGGCGATCGTGAGGGCTGACGGCCGATGTCGCTTTCGACGGTCAGAAACCGGTTCAAGAAGCCGTCGCGCGCCGCGGCCGACCCGATGCTGTCGAAGAAGCTCTCTGGCGTAGTCATCGCCAGGAGCGTCAATGCCGGGTTGCGCACCGTGCGTTCGGCAAGCTTGGCTGCCTCGGACGCCGACATGCCGAATGTGGAATAGCCCTGCGGACGCATGGCGCCGTCGCACCGGCCCCAGACCTCCATCAGCGCGCGCAAGGTCGACTGCGCCCGGTTGTTGTGCTTGACGCTGGCGGACTCCAGCACCTTGCCGAACTCGTCGATAACGGTGAAGTGAGACGGCTGGTGCAGCAGCGCCGACAAAAGGCCCGAATCGCTGGTGTAAGAAGCTGGCCCGATCAGGCGGGAAAGGCCGCATTGGTCCAGCGCCTTTTCTACGGCCCACTTCGCGTGTTCCTTGCCGCTGGCGGACTTTCCGATGTTCAGTAGATAAAGCGACGGCCAGTTGCGCTGCGTGGTAACGAACCGCCGGCCCATGACGGCGCAGCAGAACGCAATGGCCGCCTGGACTGCGAACTGCGGTTGCGGCTTCCGTGAGGTGGCGTCGACCCAGCGCGCCATGTCGCCCAGGATGCCAGGCGGGTTTAGCAGGTTGGCGGGCGCGTCGGCGGCAGGCACCGGCGTGGCGATGACAACCTGGGTGGCCGGCACCGGCGTCGTGGCCCGGGCGTTGATCCAGCCACGGGCCTGGGCCATGGCAAAGATGGTCGCCTTCGATACGCCAGCCAAGCCCTTGTTGCGGAATGACGCCCAGACGCGCGTGCAGTCGCGGGCGTCGTACTTTGCGGAGGACTGGCTCCAGGCGTCCCAGAGCATGAAGGCTTCACCGCCTGCGGCGGTGGAGTGCAACGCCATGCCAACCTGCACCCAATCGTCTCGGTCGTCGCTCGGGATGGCCTGGAGGGCGGATTGCAGGTCGGCGCGGTCGTGGTCGGACAGCGCACGTGGCTCGGCCGGCGGGAGCGCTGGGGAAGCAGCGGCACCTCCAAACGTGCCGCGCAACCAGTCTGGCAGCGGCGGCGGCATGACGCCTTCCAGCGGGTTGCTGGAGGCCTCCCACTGGTAGGTGCGGCCGGACAGGTGCCTGGACGGCTCGGCGATGATGTAGCCATTGCGCTTGACGTCCACGCCGGCGCCGAGCTTGCCGGGGAGCGCCAAGCCTTCGTCCGGATCCAGACGGAAGATGCGGTGCTCCCCTCCTCCGCCCGTCAGCTGCAGCACGTCAGACACCAGGCCGCCGTGCTTCGCTTCCAGGTCGTCAATCGAGTCCCAGCCGCCATTACGCGGGTCGATGTCGATGGCCACCAGCCCGGAGGGCTTGAGCATGATGGCGATATTGGCATCAGGCGCGGACGTCCACCAGGCGCGGATCTTTGCCGCGTCGGTCGTTGCGTCATCCTGGCCCTTCTTAGCGAGCCAGCCGATCGGATGTTTGCCCGGACTCTTGCATTCGGCGTTGTTGCAGCTGCAAGCCCCGTCCTCGATGCTGAAGGCGGGGAAGACATGCCAGCCCAAGCTGGCGTAAGCGAGCGCGTAATCAAGCGCCGTTGTGGGCGCCTGCTGCAGAGGAATGACGGCCGCCATTACCGGCGCGTCCTATAGGGCGGTGTCATTCGGCCATGCCCTCGAGGCAGGCGACCAGCGTCGCGACCTTGGACATAGCCTCCAGCGCCTGCTGGCGGATGGCCCCGATCTCCTTTTGGTCGACCTTGCCGTCCGAAAGCGCCGTATGGATCGTCTGCATGTACTGGCCGACCTGGGTCACCAACGAGCAGGTATCCGCCAGCACGTCCATGTCCGAGACGCCGGCCGCGGGAATCGGCACGGTGACTCGGCCAAGTTCCGCGGCAAACGCGTCCAGCATGCGCGCGTCGCCCGTCACCACCGATATTCGGACTGCCTCATCCCAGGCCAGACGGTGCGTATCGTTCTGGGGGTTGACCTTGTTGCGCAGCACGGCCGGCGAGACACCCACGCGCGGGCCCAGCGACTCGCTGCCGCCCGGGTAATCGTGGACGGTGGCGTAGGCGGCGTCGGTGGTGTTCATTGGGGACAGGCTCCGAACGTGTTTATGGTTGAGCTGCGCGGGTACGATGCGACGCAACATGAACAGATGCCACTACGCTTGGTTTCTCTACCTCCGTCGACTCCGCGTAGACGTCATCTAGTGTGATGTCCGTTCCGCATTGGTGCGCAAAGGCGACCAGCCGCCTGGCGACCTTCGGTGGCATCACTTGTCCGTGTTCGTAAAGCGAGACGTTGCCCTGCGTGACCCCGAGCCCGTCGGCCAGGGCCTGCTGCGTTAAACCTAAGCGATTGCGGATCGATCGGATGGCGTTCATCCGTTCATTATCAGTCGGACTGCTTACACAGTCAACAGTCCGACTAATTGCAAACTATCAGCCCTACTAATATCGTTGCGCGCATGCCAGCACAGCCGCTCACCCCTGTCCAGCTCGCCGACGCCGCCCGCTTGCGTGCGCTCTACGAGCAATGGAAGCATGGCCGACGTGACGCCGGAGAACCCGCTTCCCAGGAAGTTGTCGCCGGCCTACTTGGATTCAACAGCCAAAGTTCGGTGAGTCAGTACGTCAACGGTCGCATTCCGCTCAATATCAGCGCACTGCTGAAGTTCTGCGAATTGCTCGCCGTTCAGCCCTCTGATATCAGTCCCGATCTCGCTGCAGAAATACAGCGGTTGGCCGGCGCGCTACCTGAGCCAGGTACGCCGAAGGAGATCGACCCCGACACCGACCCCAACTTCGCCGCCATCCGCCAGGTGGTCTTCAAGATTTCGGCCGGCATCGCCGGCTTCTCAGTGGAATTCACCGAGGAGGACGCCGAAGAGCCGCTTTTCCTGCCCCGCGGCTGGCTCGAGCGACGCGACCTGGACCCGACGAAGCTCTATGCCACCAGGGTGAACGGCAACAGCATGGCGCCGGGTATTCGCAACGGCGACGTGATCGTGGTCGACACAGCCGACACAAGCCGGGAAAAGGATGCCATTGTGGCCGTTAATCACGAGGGTGAGCTCACCGTGAAACGGCTGAAATATGAGCATCGCCGGTGGTGGCTGACCTCAGATAACGCCGACCAGAAGAGCTACCCTCCGGTGCCGTGCGGGGACGGGACGTATCTGCTGGGGCGCGTGGTGCATTTGCATCGAGAGTTGTAGCCCAGCCCCCACTACGCCAAGACTTAGATCAACGCGCGGACCGCACGTCCGGCACGACGGTCAACTGTCCACGCAATAGGATTTACATGTCGATCGCCCTTCAACCAAAGACCAAAGTCAATGAAATTGGCAATGAAATCCGCGAGTTGCTGATGGCTAGCTCGCGGTATCTCGACCGCAATGACTTCGCGGTTCGTCTTCTGTTGAAGAAGTGTGCAGAACTGACGAAGGTGGACGCGGCGCTTGGCCATGTCACCACCGCTCTAGCGCATCAGCTTTATGGGGATGCGGAGGGGATGGAGTATCATTTCCTCAACGCCAAGAGACTGAAACCCGACCAGGACGGCCAGTTCGATCACTTCTGGGCCCAGGCGTGTGCGAATTTGGGACGCTTTAGCAAAGCCCAAGCGTTGCTCAAGCAAACGCTCCTGCCGGAGCTTGGCTTTTTCACCTATCGGGCTCTACTGGCACCGCCTATTGGGGCTTTCCATCTGCTTCTCGAGCATTTTGATGGAGCTTTGCGGATGAATGTCCAACTGCCTGACGATTTTCCCATAGACGCCGTCCGACATGCCACAACTCTGCTGGATCGCGACGGAACGTCGGATTCGGACGTTGCTGCGATGCTTGACCTTATGGGAGAAGTGTTGCGGGACCGGCAACTGTTCTTCCTTGGGTACGGACCTAAGTGGGACGTTATCGAACACCCTGACTTGCAAATGGTGCACTTTCTGTTCCAGGTGGATGCCACGCCTACCGAAGTTGCCGATATGAACTTCGACTTAGCCACGAGGATCGCTGATCGGCTAGAACACATTCCTGAAGGGTTCCACGTCAGTTTCACTGGGCGCAAAGCATGAGCGTTACCTCGGACCATATTTTCTCAGCGGGCGAGAAAGTTTTACTCACGGCCGATTGCGAAGGCGACTGGAGGGGAGCGATCGGGCGCTTCTACTACGCCGTCCACCACCAAGCAAAATTGTTTCACGATGCGCTGCCTTCGCCCGGCGCCAGTACTAGCGATCGTGGCAGCCACGACACGCTTTGTTCGCAACTGCAAAATCCCACCATTCCTCGCAGCGACCCCAATCATACGAAGTCGAAGCAGATCGGGTATATGAGCAAGACACTGTTGGGCCTACGTATTAAGGCGGACTATTGGGTAGCTGAAAACGTCTCGAAGGGAGAAGCGACAGAAGCCCGCGAGATAGCTCGTCGCACTCTTGGGTTGGCTACGCCGCAAGCTGCCGCTCTCTACAACAAAGCGGCCCGCGACGCGGCTTCTTAATATCACGGCTTCGCGATCTCGGACACCGCCGCCCTCACCTCTTCCCTCACGACTTGGCGCACAGCGTCAAGGTTGGCCATGTCCTCCGCAGCCATCGATTGCTGAACCCGCCACAATCTCAGCATTGGCGGACCGCCCATTCTGAGCCGCTATCTCATTGATCTCGTCGCCATGTCGAGGTGGTAGACGCCACTGCGCCACGGGCGCCACGGAGCCCAGCTCCCTGCTGAAAAGCTCACAGGACCGGTTCCTGCCGATCTGTATGGGGCACGCTAAAGTGCGGATTAACGTACGTATTGCGCACCCGGCGCGATACCTTGAGATAGATGGTCCAAACAGCAGCGTAGGCGAGTACTCCGATCTGTCCCCCCACGGCCTGGGCGCTAAACAATTCCTCGGCCTTCGCTCCCAAGATTGTCGCCTGCTCAAAAAGGATGCAGATTGCGCCAATCGGCCCGGACAGCCAGAGCATCCATATCGCGAACCGAACAGTCTGGGGCCGGTGATCGTTACGCAATCGCCATCCACCGGCAATGCTTGCGGCACACGCCGCCGCAATAGTGGACCAGATGACTAGCTTGTATGTGTTCCAGAGCGGTACTTTGAGCAGCGCTGGATAGAATGCCTCTGTATCGTGGATGGCGTTCATCGTCTCTGCGACGTTGCGCAAAGGGCCTAGGACCAGCATTCCAATTACTAGGAGAAGAAGCCATCCGTTAACGCCGGCAGGCCCTGAACTTCTAGCCGATGCGACGTCAGGCTTTCCTTTTGTCTTCCTCCAGATTCGAAAGTCGCGCGGGCGAACCAAGCCATCAGCGCCAGCAAGGTTCCCCGAAAATCCCACGAGTACCCAAGCGATCCCCTGCAACACGACGAAAATAATGCCGCCGATGCCTATGAAAACGAGGGCTTCACCGACGCTTCCTGCGCTAAGCGCCCCTGTTACTGCTGAAATGGCCAGAGCGAGCCAAGCTATAACGGAAATTATGCGGATCAGCCGCCTAATGCCCTCTTGCGCATTCATGATCTGCCCTCTAGCGACGAAGCAAAGACATATTTGTACCATGTAGATACATTCAGCAGCACCACTGACACCGAAAAGTTAGCGGGTACGCTGTTATGCGTTTCCGGCGGAACACGTTTGTCTAACGCCCCGCGACTAGGGTACATACGACTACCGCGCCCCATAGGGACCTCTCCAACCTGCCGCGCACCTCCCCACCGTGGCGCAGATGACGAACCAACTCGGCCGACCTCACCTCGCCAATTCTCCGTCCTGTATCGGCCAGCTTGGCCGTTACGCGATCGCCCTGCAGGCCAAGCTGCAGCACTGCTCCGTCCTTGGCCGGCTTGATCGACACGCCGTCCACCGCCTCCAGAGCGGCAATGATTTGCTCGGTACGCATTCTTCTTCCTTTCTCGGGTTCGGATGCCCGTATGCGGAAGTATGAATCAGACCAATCCGATCAGCCATAGGTAGGCGTCCGGCCGCGGAGTTACAAAATAAATTAGTCGGACTGTTGATTTGCAAATCAGTCCGACTGATAATTCCTCCAGCGCGTCACCCGACGCGAAGGAGACCGATGGTGATCCTGACCCACCAACAAGCCGCCGCCGTGCTGACCGTGATCGATTCCGGCGGTACGGGCACCGTGACGTTCAAAGGAGAAGACTGCGCGCTCGTCTCGTTCAAGGACAGCGGCGCTGTCTTCGTCGCCTTGTTCTGCGACGACGGTCGTCGCGACCTGCAAGAAGCGTATGCAACCTTCGCGCATTTCCGTCTGGCCTATACCGAGGCCGCGCCTGACTTTGCCCGTGCGGCCGCTCACTACATCCCCATGGCCGCCAAGGCCAAGACGTTGGCGCAGCACGTCGCCGCCGGCGAAGGCCGCAACTGACATGGTCGGCGTCGCCCTCTTCTCCATCGCGGTCGTCTACGCCCTCGCCTGCCTGGGCGACCACGTGATGCGCCTTCACCGCGACACCGATCCGTGGAGCCCCCGATGAAGGCCGCTGTCCGCTTCCTTCGCGTCCACGGCGAAACCCTTATCTACGCCGCCGCGATCGTGCTGGCCCTGGCCGTACTCGGCCCGACCCTGGACCGCTACGACGCCGAACACGCCCAGACTGCCCAAAGGTAAGCCATGACTCCTACCGAACTCGCTCGCGCCTGGCTTGCTGCCAAGGCTGCCGAAAACCAAGCCTCCAAGCGTCGCCAGGAAGTGGAGGCCCAGATCATCAATCTGCTCGGCGCCAAGGAAGAAGGCAGCAAGACGCACGACGTGGAGGGCTTCAAGGTGACGATCACCGGCAAGCTTTCCTATAAGGCGGACGTTCCGCTGCTCACCAACCTTTGCGACAAGGTGCCGACGGAGCTGCGCCCGCTCAAGGTCGAAACCAAGCTGGACGAAACGGGCGCGAAGTGCCTGCGGGCCAACGAGCCCGAGATTTGGGCGTTGATCGCCCCTGCCATCACCATCACCCCGGCGAAAACCGCCCTCTCCATCAAGGAAGCCTGACATGGCCATCTCTCTCGCATCGCTCAAGCGCGTGTCCAACGACCGCCCACCCATCATCTGCGTCCACGGCGGACCCGGCATCGGCAAAACCACATTCGCCGCCATGTCGGAAGACTGCGTGTTCATTCGGACCGAAGACGGCCTGGGCAACCTGGAGGCTACGGCATTCCCTATCGCCACCAGCTTCGCGGACGTCATGGAGGCTATCGGCTCCCTGGCAGGTGAAGAGCACAGCTTCCGCTGGGTCGTGCTCGATTCCCTGTCCGCGCTTGAGCCGCTGATTTGGGACGCCGTAGCGAAAGATGAAGGCAAGAAAAGCGTCGAAGACCTGGGCTACGGCAAAGGCTACGTCATGGCGCTCGACCGCTGGCGCGAAATGCTGGACGCCCTGGCGTACCTTGCCGCCGAGAAGAAGGTCGGCTCCATCCTGATCGCCCATAGTGACATCGTGCGCCATGAGCCGCCCGAGATGGCGGCCTACGACCGCACCCAGATCAAGTTGCACAAGCGTGCCTTCCAACTGGTGTACGAACGCGCCGACATCATCGGCTATGCGGCGCCGGAAGTCTTCCTGTCCAAGGACGGCGACCCGAAGTCCCTCAAAGGTGCCCGCAACATCGCCACCAGCAGCGGCCAACGCTGGCTGCATCTGGTCGAAAAGCCCGCCTTCATCGCCAAGAACCGCTATCAGATGCCGGAGAAGTTGGCGCTTTCCTGGCCGGAATTTCATGCCGAACTGATGGCGCGCGCTACGGGCCAGACCGTAGCCGGCCAGGCCAAATCTGCCGAACCCGCGGCGCAAGCCGCCTAACCCAAGGAGGCCACCATGGCCCAGATGAACTTCGACGCGACCACCGTCGCCCCTCAACAATCGTTCTCTCCCATCCCGGCCGGCGTCTACGCCGCACAGATTGTCGACAGCGATGTGAAACCCCTGAAATCCGGTAAAGGTACGGGCCTGTCCCTGACCTTCGAAGTGCTGGATGGCGAGTACAAGGGACGCAAAGTCTTCGGCAACCTGAATGTCCAGCACACCAACGCCCAGGCGCAGGAAATCGCCCAGGCCCAGTTGTCGGCGCTGTGCCATGCCACCGGCGTCATCAAGCTGCAGGACTCCAGCCAGTTGCACAACAAGCCCATCCGCATGCGTGTGAAGGTCCGCACGCAGGACGGCTACGAGCCCCGCAACGAGGTCACGGGCTTCGAGGCGCTGGGAACCGCCACCGCGGCCGTTCCTGGAGCCGTCATCGCGGCCCAGCAGGCGCCGGCGCGCACCGCCCCCTGGAAGCGGGCGTAATCATGGCGGCCATCGAGGACCCTCGCTTTCGCACGGCCCAGGCGATCTACGCCTGGTACGAGCGCAATGCCGACGATGGCCATCGGCCGCACCTGGGTGCCAGTTTGATCGGCCACCCTTGTGCGCGCCATCTTTGGCTTACCTTCCGGTGGGCGTATGGCAAGAAGTTCAGCGGCAGGATGCTGCGCCTCTTTGACACCGGCCAGCGCGAAGAGGCGCGAATCGTGGCAGAGCTGCGCGCCATCGGTTGCGAAGTCCACGACGCCGAGCCGGACGGCCGGCAGTTCAGGGTTGAAACGCTGGGCGGCCATTTCTCCGGCAGCCTGGACGCAGCGATCAAAGGCTTGCCTGAGGCACCAGGAACTTGGCACGTCGGCGAATTCAAGACGCACAACGAGAAGTCCTTCGCCGACCTGAAGAACCACGGCGTGGAGAAGTCGAAACCCATGCACTACGCGCAAATGATGACCTACATGGGCCTGACCGGCATGGAGCGGGCTTTCTACTTCGCCGTCAACAAAGATACCGACGAGATCTACACCGAGCGCGTGGAGTTCTCGCAGGACAAGTTCAAGCGCTTGGTGGACCGCGCCGAGTCGATCATCTTCGCCGCCAATCCGCCGGCGCGCATCAGCGAGGACCCGTCCTGGTACCAGTGCAAGATGTGCGACCACCGCGAACTTTGCCATGGCGTGCAGATCGCGGAGCCCAATTGCCGTACCTGCGCCCATGTCACCCCGGCGCGCGACGGCACATGGCAATGCGAGCGGCACGGTCGGACGTTGGACGTGCCGGCCCAGAAGCAGGCGTGCCAGGCGCACCGCTTCATTCCCATTCTGCTGGAGCGGCTTGGCGAGCAGGTGGACGCCAGCCAGGAAGAGAACTGGATCCGGTACCGGAACAGGAAGACCGGCGCCTGCTTTACGAATGGCACGCCGCCGGCCGGGTTCAGCAGCCTGGAGATCCACGCCGCCCAGGATATCGGCGCTCTGGATGATGCCGACGAAACGCTGCACACGCTGCGCGACGCATTCGGCGGGAGGATCGTCGCGTGAGTATTGCCTTGCGAGCCTACCAATCCACCGCCATCGAGGAATTGCTGGCCTGGTGGGACACCCATCCCGGCCAGGGCCAGATCCCCATCGCCGTGCTGCCGACCGGCGCCGGCAAGTCAATCATCATCGCCGACATGGTCCGCCAGCTCTTCGCGCTGTGGCCGGAATACCACCCGCGCACCCTGGTCATCGTGCCGTCCAAGGAGCTGGCCGAGCAGAACGCTGAAAAGCTAGCTACGGTGCTGCCGTCGCATCTGCGGATCGGGTACTACAGCGCCAGCGTGGGCAAGAAAGATCCGACCGCCGACGTCATCGTGGCCACCATCGGCAGCGTCGCCAAGCAAGCGCACATCCTGGGCAATATCTGCTGCGTTCTGGTGGACGAGTGCCACCTGATTTCCCCGGACGGCGCCGGACAGTATCGGTCCTTCCTGATTGAACTGGCCCGCTACTGCCAGTTCCGCACGGCTGGCCTGACGGCCACGCCGTTCCGCGGAAACGGCATCTGGCTGACCGATGGGAAGGCACCGCTTTTCACCGGCATCGCCACCGAGGTACGGCTGCGCCAGCTGCTGGACGATGCCTACCTGTCGCCCCTGGTGCGCCCTGTGGACGTCCTGGAACAGATCGACGCCAGTGGCGTGGAAGTATCGAAAGCCACCGGCGACTACGACCTGCACCAGTTGTCCGAAGTGGTGGACGCCTATATCGAGTCCGCGGCCCGCCAGTCGGTACGGATCGCCTTTGACCGGAAAAAGTGGATCGCCTTCTGTCCGACAGTGGCGAACGCCGAGAAGCTGGCGCGCGCACTCAACACGCTGGGCGTCGTTACGCAGGTTGTCACCGGCGAAACGCCCAAGGCCGTGCGTGAAAGCCTGATCGGCCAGTTCCGCGCCGGCAAGATCCGCTGCTTGGTCACGGTTCTGGCCCTGGCGACCGGCTTCGATGTCCCGGACGTGGATTGCATTCTGTGGCTGCGACCGACGAAATCGCCGGTGCTGTACGTCCAGGGTGCCGGTCGCGGCATGCGCATCGCTCCAGGCAAGAAGGACTGCCTGTGGCTGGACTTCTCGGACACCACTGCCCGCCTGGGTCCGCTCGACAAGATCCGTGGCCGCGCCAAGCGTTCCAGCAATCCCGGCATGGCGCCCTTCGCTGTCTGCGACGACTGCGGAGCCCAGGTGCGGCCCGCCAGCCTGTTGGTGTGCCCGGAATGCGGCTTTGTCATGCGCGAGGAAGAGGCGCCGTCAGCCAGGAAGGTGAGCGACGCCGCGGTGCTCGCCAGCCAAGTCAGGCAGAAGATCAACCGCTACGAGATCGACCGCGTCCAGTACGCCAAGCACGAAAAGGCCGGCTCGCCGCCGTCCCTGCGCGTCGAGTACTGGGCCGGCTACCGCTGCGTAGCGCGGGAGTGGGTGTGTCTCTCGCACGCGGGCTATGCGCTTGCCAAGGCGAGGTCGTGGTTCTCGGATCGGTCGCCCGCTGGCTACAGCCATCTTCCGGGATCGGTCGACCAGGCGCTGGAGTGGCTAGACACCGGCTTCGAACTGCGCCAGCCCTCAGCCATCGTGGTCAACGAGACCGCGAAGTTCCCGGAGATCGTTTCGTATGAATGGAATTCAACTGCAGACGCAAGTGACGGCGCTGCGCGCGATGTTATCGAGGCTTGAGGCGATCCATGTTTCCTGCAAAACCTGTTCTCAGTTCAGTGGCACGACGTGCAAGCGGTATGGAGAAATGCCGCCTGCCGATGTGGTCACCCAAGGGTGCGACGAGTGGGAGTTTGATGGGGTGCCGTTTTGAAATGTTAAGCGTTCGCGTCAACGTCTTCGAGATGAGCCCGCATCTGCAGCTCAGTGACTCGCTGACGCAGCCGTTCGTGAGAACCAATAAGAGCGCAAACCCGAAAATCCTGGTTCTCAGTGCCAAGAACAAGCGCGACTTCTTTCCCCAGTCGTTCGATGCGCATCAACTCTTCGTCACAGAAGTCCCAAAAGTTCGGCGTGCTAGCGCCGTCCCACGGAATCCTTTTCACGAAACTCAACAGTTTCGGAAGGCCCCCGAGAACCCTAGCAATCGCTTCTGCTTCACCTTGCGGAAGCTGGCGGAGATTCGGCCTTTCAGAGCGCAATACATCCAAGGACACCGCCGCAGCTTCCCGCTGAATACGCTCCCAAGTACGCTGCTTCGCGCGCTCAGGCACATCTGGATCAATCATCCGTTGGAAGATCGATGGCAAGCCGCTGAGGAAGTTAAGCAGATCGACAAGCTCGTCATGGACGATCTGCTTGATCATCGCCGCCTCGAAACGACGGCCCTGTTCCCTGGCTCTCCTTTCCTTATCTGCCAGCCACAGAGCAATGGCTGCAGCGGCCGCCGTTCCCAGCGCGCTCACTATCTCCCACCAATGAGAACCTCCAACCCAGTCAGCACCATCGAATATCAGCTGACCGGCGAGCACCATTGCGGCACCCAACGACACATTGAAGACGAAATCCGCGCGGCGTTCCATTCCCCTCTCCCAAGGCGTGAACGGCGGCAATCGTACTCCGGGCCGCGCTCCGGTGTCAGCCCTTGGTGGGCGCAACGGACGCAGGAGGTGAATGGATCGGATGTATTACAGCCCCAGAATGCGATTGGTTCGCTCTTCATCCATCGCGCGAAGCCGCTGAAACTCGGATTCGGACCCTGCACCCATACGCAGCAGCATGAGGTTTACGTCCAGGCCCTTCGCCCGCGCAGCAGCATCAATTTCACGACCGATTTCGTCGTCGATAAGGTCGGAATGTTCGACTCCGATTGCGTTGGCCATGTCAGGGGAGCATCGCGCGTTCACCGCAGCCACAATGCTCGGATTGCTATCAATCCAAGTTTGCCTGCCACGTCTCAAGGCACCCAAAATCTCTTGATCTTCGGTCATCTATGGCCCCTTAGTGATCTTGTCGATCGCCGATCGTACTGCTCCTCCGCCATGTCCCGCAACAATGTCTCGGATGCGAGCAACGATACGCTATGTGCGGCGACCGCTGCCTCTTGGCTCAAACGGACGGCGATACCTCCATTCGAACACCAATGGCGCGATGAGGCGTCGTGCCCTAGTCAAGGAGAGTTGTACAGATTTCACTTTCCGTTTATCGCCATTGGGATACTCACCCGAGCGGTGATGCAATTCCACGAGATGTCGTCGCGCATGACTTATATAGGCGAGCACGTCCGCAGCGTTCTGAAACTCGCTACCGTCGAGGTCCCGGATGATCTCTCTTACCCAGTCCTCAATCGTCAGGCGTGTGATCAGTTGGGCGGTGGATACATCCCTTTTCTGAGGGTCACTCTCCAGCCGTTCGATAGCAGCAAGATAGCGCCTAAACTCCGGCCACAGCGCTGTTCTGGCATACGTCATCCGGCGCCTGTCCTCGTGCCTGCGCATGCGGATCTCACGAGTACCCAACCAAGCAGCAACTACCGCTGCGGCCAACGTGCCAAACGCCGTCACAACATCGAGCAGCTTAACTTCGGCGATCACCTCGGGGCGACTGGCCCACAGCCAGCCCAGCACCATCCCGCAGCACAGGGCGCCACTGACTTTCACTGTTTCGTCCTTCACTTCTTCCGTCCGCGGAGAATCCAGAACGCCGCATCGTACCGCCTAGCGCGACGCGTGTCTGCCATGTCGCGCAACAGCCGCACGAAGCACCAGAAGCGGGGCCGGGACTTCCCGTATCCGGGGCAGGAGGATTGATGAATCCGCTCCAACAAAGAGGCTTCCCAATCCCAATAAGTCGGCTTTCCTCGTCAGTCGTGCAGACCTTTCGGATAGGCGAATACATGCTCTCGATGCCACTCAAGGTACGTGGTCTGCCTGCTGGAAAATCTCCCCACGTTTTTCGAGACGGGCAGACCCCAAGCTCGCATTGCGTTTTTGGCGCCAATGTGAACTTGCAGATCACCATTCTGCGCGAAGGAAATCCAGCCCTTGTCGAAAAGTTTGTCGACATGCGGAGAGAGCATGAGGCCGTTATGGCCATCAAGTCGCTCGTCGTCGTCGCTCGAGCGCCAGGGCTTAATGTGGCTCGCGATCAGAAACGATGGGTCCGAAACACCTGTCAGCCGACACGAAGTTTCGACTTTCAACACCTCCACACGATACTGCCCCTGCCCGATACGGGCTTGCTGCAATCTCAGCTTTTGCGTTTCTGGAATGCGGCGCGCACGCGTCTCAGCCTGGTCTGCAGCAACCTCTACAGCGTCCTCATCGAGTCCGGCGCGCGCGATCAGCCAACGCGCCAGGGCCAGATCAATCTCGTGGAGGTACGAGACATTCCCGTCACCATTGGCCCTCAAAGGGGCATGCTTCTGACGCAACAGTGGGCGAATTTCATCTATGTGTTGCTTCGGGGCGATCCGTTCCGAGAGGCGCGTCCAAGAGACTGCGACCTCCAAGCCCTCGTCATTCCACCATCCCGAATATCCTTCACGGGCTTTCGCAGGGTGAGAATCCTTCGTCGCAATTCCAACCGCAAGGATCTTCTGATCCGCGTAGGAGAACACCATGTCGCCGGCGCGAACACGGCGCATGGTCAGCCAGGATTCGCGCCGAATATCGCCGTCCCTCAGTGCAGGACACCAGATGTATCCCTCGGCAAGCTCGCGCCTGAACATCCGCCCATGGTTTACCCACCAGAATTTCATGCCCACCTCCCAGAGTCGCCGCAATCGTACTGCGGCGCCACGAGGAGCCGCAACGGCGCTCATTCTCTGCAACCACTAAGTTGCATTCAACCATCTACTTGTCAGGAGGCTGGGTCGTGGAGTTGAATCGCTGCTACCTGGGCGACTGCCGCGATGTCATGCGCGACCTGATCGCGCGCGATGTGCGCGTGCAGTGCATCGTCACCAGCCCGCCGTACTTCGGTCTCCGCGACTATGGCGTGGATGGCCAACTGGGTCTAGAGCCGACGCCGGAAGAGTACGTCGGCGCACTGGTCAATGTGTTCCGCGTTGCTCGAGATCTGCTGGCCGACGACGGCACGCTCTGGCTGAACATTGGGGACAGCTATTGCTCGCGGCCAAATGGCACTGTCGGCAAGGAAAGCAGGCTGCAGGGAGCCTTCACAGGCCATACTGAGTTTCGCCGCGCACACGCGCTGCGCAAACCGGGCGTGCCGTCAGGCCTGAAGCACAAGGATCTGATCGGTGTGCCGTGGATGCTTGCGTTCGCGCTGCGCGCCGACGGCTGGTATCTACGGCAAGAAATCATCTGGCACAAGCCGAACCCGATGCCTGAGAGCGTACGCGACCGCTGCACCAAGGCGCACGAGCATCTCTTCCTGCTCACGAAGTCGGAGCGCTACGCCTTCGACGCCAGCGCGATATCCGAAGAGGCCTCCGGCGAATTGCCTGGCAACCGGTCCGCGTTGAAAGGCACTGCACAGGATCCAGAGAAGCACCGGACCCGAGCCGGGCTGCACGCCTATGCAGAACGCCAGCGCAGCCGCCGTTACAGCTTCGCGCGGCAGACCAAGGAGTCAGCGGCGGTGCACGGCCAAACCGCCCAGCACCGCCCAGACCGCGAGGACGTCGACTATGCCGGCCGGCGCAACAAACGCAGCGTCTGGACTGTGGCCACCAAGCCTTACGCCGGCGCGCACTTCGCTGTTATGCCAGAGACGCTGGTGGAACCGTGCATCCTGGCCGGTAGCCGGCCCGGTGACATCGTGTTCGATCCATTCATGGGGTCCGGAACGGTCGCAGCCGTGGCCCAACGCCTAGGCCGCCGCTGGCTCGGCGCGGAACTCAATCCCCAATACATCGAACTGCAGGCGCAGCGCACGCGCCAAGCCGGCCTGCAACTGGAGCATGCCACATGAATACCCGTTCACTTTTCCGCTGCGCGGGCAGCTATCGCTCTTGGATGAACCGAACGATCGAGTCAATCTCTTCGACCGTCGTATCGAACCACTCCAAGCCAGGCACGTTCTCGCGCCAACGACCACGATTCTTCAACGTGTTATGTACAGCGAGCTCCAATGCCCGCACTCGTTGCGCTGTCCAGGTGCCTAGTATGCGGGGATTCTCGAATGATGCGGACTTTCGGCATTGGTCCGCAACTCGCTTTTCGGCGTCACCCGAGGCGAGGCCAATCTTGATTGGGAACGGAGCGCCGTCTCGCATAAGCATGGGGAATGTGAAGGCATACAGCGTCCCAGCTAGTGTGCTTTCTTCGACTTCCTCACCGGCGAGTTCTTCGCCTTCGAGTTCGGCCTCTTCGAGGTCGTCTTCCTCATCACCCGGGATCCGAAAGAGTCCGGCGCCGAGGTTGATCAACTGCCCTGTGTTCTTGGCAATGAATGGCACATAGAAACGGATCGTCTTCCCGACGGACACGGAGCCGCCGGCTCGCGGACGTTCGAAGGTTGCTGCCTGCTGGTCTGTCGTGAGGTACTTGTCCGTAATGGCTCGCACGAACTCTATCAGGCGAAATTGGTCCCCGGAGGCAACTTCAGGCTGTTGCAGTATCTCCGGAAGCGCCTTGTAGCGCGCGAAGCGATAGCAGAACGAATTCGTCGGTTCGAAATCGATGTCCATCTCTCCCTCCACTCGAAAAGCCAGCAGAGTAGGTTATGAATAAGAAATCTGCCAAGCGAAAACTTGTTCCTGCCGCCCCTTTCCGTCCACCCGCGCCCAGCGTGCCGCAGAGGGGGATGCGTGATGCGTAACATGAGCTTCGCCCTGACGACAGAACAGATTCGCGCTGGCATCAAGGACGTAACGCGGCGGGCCGGCTGGCAATTCCTCAAGCCCGGGAACCTAGTGCGCCCGGTCCTGAAAGCCATGGGGTTGCGCCCCGGCGAAAAGATCCAGGCGCTGCGCCAACCGATCCGCATTGTGAGCGTACGGCGCGAACCGCTGCGCGCGATGCTGGATGACCTGGACTATGGCTACGAAGAGGTGCGCCGCGAAGGCTTCGAGGGACATCCACAGCACGGCCACCCAAGCACCTGGGTAGACATGTTCTGCGCCTCTCACAAGGGCGTGACGCCGGACAGCCTGGTAACCCGGATCGAGTTCGAATACACCGACGAGGTCGACCATGGATAGGCGTGAACCCGGCCAGCCCGAGGGGACGCCGCCGGCGACCTCCGGATCATCCTGCCTGGTCCACCACGGGTCTGTGGCGGCCCGCGCCCCGGAGGTTCCAGGAGGAAACCCGTGATCACGCTGACCCCCGAGGAAATCACCGAATTGACGCACCGCTCGCGGAAGGGGGCACAATGTGACGCCCTGAAGCAGCTGGGCATCCCCTTCAAGATCAGGCCGGACGGCACACCTGTCGTGCTCCGGGCCGCCATGGAAGCCGCGTTGGGCTATGCGAACAAGAACCAAGGACCGACACCTCCCCGCGTGCGTCTACCAGAAGCACGGCGCCTACTATCTCGTTAAGCAGGGGAAATGGCAGCGCCTAGGCGGCGATTTGCACGAAGCCCTGACCGAGTACGCGCGCTTGGTCGCGGCGCCTAAGGACGGCATGCCGTCATTGATCGACAAGGCCATGCCGGCCGTCATAGAGGGCAAATCACCCTCCACGGTGACCCAGTACCAGTACTGCGCCCGGCTGCTCAAGGAAGTCTTTGCTGATTTCCGGCCGGAACAGGTCCGGCACGGCGACATCGTCCAGATGCTGGACGGTTTCAAGGATCGCCAGGCCATCGCCAACCGCATGCTGACCGTCCTTCGCCTGATCTTCCGCTGGGCCCTGGACCGAGAGCTTGTCGAGGCAGACCCGACCGTGAGCGTGCAGCGCTTCAAACAGCGATCGCGCGACCGGCTCATCAGCGATCGGGAATACGCGGCTATCTACCAGCAATCCGCCCCCTGGTTGCAGTGCGTCATGGACCTTTGCTACCTCACGGGGCAGCGCATCGGCGACGTGCTCAAGATCGAGCGAGCGCACCTTCTGACCGAAGGCATCTTCATCGAGCAGCAGAAGACCGGCAAGAAGCTGATCGTCGGCTGGACGTCGGAGCTGCGGGAAGCCATTGAGCGGGCCAAGAAGACGGTCGGGCAGGTCCAGGCCATGACCTATATCCTGGCGGGGCGCCGCGGACGCCTACGGGCCCATGCGAACGTCTGGAAGGCCTTCAAGCTGGCAGCCAGTAAGGCCGGCGTCGAGAACGTGACGCTGCACGACTTACGGGCGATGTCGGGCACAGAAGCCGACCGCCAGGGCATGGATGCGACTGCCCTTCTCGGCCATACGGACCGTCGCACCACCCGCATTTACCTGCGCGACAAGAGCACCAAGGTGGTGGCCAGTCCGCGCAAAAAGGCTGGATAAGCGTCCAGTTTTAGACGACGGCAATTAGACAGGTGTTGGATTCTTAGACAATACCGGCCCGCAAGGCCAATAAATATGCGGGTCTCGTTTTTCATAAGGTATTCCGTCATGCCCTGGCCGCGCTGGCGTTTGCGGTCGATGCCCATGGATTTCTCCGTTGAAACGGGGTAGGCATCCAGTGTGCGCGGCCCTGGACGCGCCGCCAATTCGTACATGCCGAGGTGGATCGGAACATCACGCTGCAAGCGCGCCCCGATGGGACCGGCTGTCCCCAGCCCGGGCGTTCCAGGCACCGTCACCGATGGCCGGTGCGCACGCCGGCCGCACGGCAAGCAGCCAATGCCAGGGACGCAAGGAAAGAACACCGCGTAGGGGCGGCATATGAAGAATGGCGGGCGGAGGATAAAAAAAACGCCGCCCCGTGGGCGGCGTTCGAACCATCAGTACGACGCGGCGTTCATTTCTCCGCGGCGTTGCTGATGGCATTGCCGGCGCGCTGGATGTCCTTGCCGGCACCGGCAATCGTATTGCATCCCGCCAGCACCATCGCGAAGACTACCAACGTCG